AATCATTGTACTGATCAGATTAACTATTATGAGGAACTGCGAGAAAGCATTGAAGAATTAAACTGAACTTTAACGGAGGTATTGAAAACATGGATAAAACAACATTGCATTTTTTCACTGCAATAAAAAACGGTGAAGTAAAACATATAGGAAAAAGCATTATCATACAGCCGGAAGTAAAGTTTGGCGGTGGCACGATAAAATGGTTTGACGACAAGCAGTTAGTGAAAAATAAAGGAGAGGAGACATGTTAAAAAGAGAATATAAAAGAAGAGAACCGACAAATGAGGAAAGAATATTTTTAAAGTCGAGAGGACTTATACCGGACAGCTGGCTAATATTGTACGAAAATAAAAGTGAATTAGTGGTTGTTAGCAGAAGGAGATCATACCGAAAAGTATTAAAAAAACCAAGAAAGAAATTGATGAAAAAGGAGAAAGAACTATGTTAACAGTAATGGAATTTAACAGAAATAAACAGAATGAAATTCAATTAAAATGCAAAGAAAAATATATATGCATTGAAACAGGACTTGCAGAGAATAGCCTGACGATAGATTTTAAAAATTTAAAAGAAGTCGATGAACTGATATTTTACCTAGAAAAATTTAAAGAAAGAGTCAGAAAAAATAAATGTGAAGAATGGCTTTTACAAAGCTGTTTGGTAATGAAAAGAGTAAAAAACTGTGCAGAATGTCCTTGCTATTATAAGGGCAAATGTAAAGGTGGAACACCATTGGAGATATTTAAAGGAAAATGTAAAGATGTTGACGTGGAAGATCCAAGTAAGGAAAAACCAGCATGGTGCAATTTAATGGATGCAGTCAAAAGAAAAGATGGAACAGAAGAGTATCAGGATTACCAGAGAAAAGAAGGAGACGAGGAATTTTCAAGATTAGATTTTGCAACGCCAGAAAATTGCACAGGTTGTCCATGCTGCCATGATGGAAAATGCTATGCAGTGACTAAACCTATAGAAGTTGGAGAGAAAAAATTAGATGGATGCATAAGAAGAGATTACAGACTTTAGGAGCAGCGCATGTATGATAAAACAGCAGATCAGCTTACAAAATGCCCTTATTATTTAAGATCTCAAAAATTATCAATAACGTGTGAGGGGATAGTGAATGGGGCAAAAAATGCTATTAAATTTAAAACGGAAGAGGAAAAGAAAGAGTTTCAGAGAAATAATTGCTTCAAATATCACAATAATTGCAACTTGAAGAAAGTTTTGGAAAAGAAATATGAGGAGGACTGACAGTAATGTGTTAGTCCTTTTTCTTTTGAGGGGGGCAAAAAAATACACAAATCTCTAAAATGTATGCAAAGGGCGGTGATGGAGTGGCTGAGAAACATATTGAGGCTGAAAAAGACTATATAAACGGCATGAAATACAAGGACATAGCGGATAAATATGGCGTTTCGGAAGCCACTGTGAAGTCCTGGAAAACAAGATATGGCTGGATTCGGGAAAAGAAAAAAGTAGCGCATACAAAAAATAAAAAAAGTATGCATACAAAAAAAGTAAAAAAAGATATCCCAAAAGATGGAACAAACACCGTCACAAAAGGAGAACTAAGAGTAGTCTGTGAAAATGAAGAATTGAACGAGAAACAGAAACAATTCTGCGTGTTTTTCGTGAAAAAGCATAATGCCACAAAAGCATATATGCAGGCATACGGTGTTGATTACATGACAGCGGCAGCAGCATCAAGCAGATTGTTAAAAAATGTTAAGATACGAGCCTTTATCGAAATGCTGAAAAATGAAAAGCTGAACCAGATGTATTTTTCGGCGGATGATCTGGTGCAGAGATACATGGATATTGCATTTGCGGACATAGGAGATGTGGCAACATTTACAGAGCGAGGAATCGAACTTCGAGCAAATTTTGATCCTACGACGGTAAAAAGTATAAAAGATACAAAATATGGATACTCAATACAGATGCTTGATCCATTCAAAGCGATGGAATGGCTTGATAAATACTTTGAAGTCAATCCGGAGAACGTGCGTAAGCGTGAATACGACATGTTGAAGATGCAGAGGTTGCAGCAGGAGTTTGACGAGAACAAGAAGAGAACGGAAAACGAGGAAGAAGAGAAAAATAATACTGGTGTTATTATGCTTGCTCCAGTGTTGCCGGAAGAAGAGGAAAAAATAGATGAATGTGATATGGACACCACAACCGAAACAAATTGAATTTATGCAACGTCCAGAATATGAGGCTTTGTACGGCGGAGCAGCAGGCGGAGGAAAATCAGATGCAATGCTTGCTGAAGCCCTTAGACAGGTGAATGTACCAAATTATAGAGGGATTATTTTCCGAGACACTACAAAACAGTTGGAAGGTCTGATATCGCGATCAAATGATTTATATAGCAAGGCATTTCCAGATGCAAAATATAATGACAACAAATTGCAATGGAAATTCGGGTCTGGTGCAAAGATTTTCTTACATGGAACATGAAGCTGACAAATTAAATTATCAGGGAAAAGCATACGACTTTGTCGGATTTGACGAAGTAACACATTTCACATATTCGCAGTACATGTATCTGCTGTCACGTAATAGACCTGTAGGACCAAATACAAGAGTGTATACAAGGTCGACGGCAAACCCGGATGGTAAAGGATTGCAGTGGGTAAAGGATAGATTTATTACGGCAGCGCCGCCAATGACACAGATTAAAGGAGTTTATGAAGTATATAAACCAGACGGAACAACGATAAAAATGAAACGAAATCGTATTTTTGTACCGTCGTCTATATTCGATAATGAAGAATTATTGAAAAACGATCCAAACTATCTTGCAACGTTAGCATCTCTACCAGAGGCAGAAAGAAATGCATATTTATATGGCGACTGGGGAAGCTTTAAAGGTCAGGTATTCCGAGAATGGAAAGATGATCCGGCACATTATGAGGACAGGAAGTGGACACACGTAATTAAACCATTCCGAATACCGGAGCACTGGAAAGTATATAGAGGATATGATTTCGGTTATTCGAAACCATTTTCTGTCGGCTGGTATGCAGTAGATGAACACGGAAAGATTTACAGGATAAAGGAATATTACGGATGCACAGGAGAACCGAACACAGGATTAATGCTGGATCCGGTGGAACAGGCACGTGGAATCCGTGAAGCAGAAGAAAATGATCCATTTTTAAGCAAAAAGAGAAAAGAGATCATTGGAATAGCAGATCCGGCAATCTTTGATGAATCAAGAGGAGAATCCATAGCAGCAATGCAGGCAAGACATCCACTCTATGTTTACTGGTCGCCGGGAGACCACACACGGATACCGGGAAAAATGCAGTTTCACTATAGGTTTGCATTTGATGAAGAGGGCGACTGTATGTTCCAGGTATTTAATACCTGTACAAATTTCATCAGGACGATTCCAAACCTGATATACAGCGATTCACACCCGGAAGATATAGATACTGAACTTGAAGATCATATATATGATGAGTGCAGATATGTGTTAATGGAGAACCCGATCACTCCAAGAGCAAATGCAGCACAGAAGATAGATATAAATGATCCGTTGAATCAGAGAACAGAACCAACAAAACCATATAGATTTTATAGTATTTAGGAGGCAGAAATGGCAAACAGTAAGAGAACAAAAACAAAAGTTGCACCGGTGCAACAGCAGGGAATTACACCACAGAACATGGCAATGCTACAGCAGATGCAGGATATGCAGGCAGCAGGGAACCAGCAGAAGATTCTCACACAGGAAGCGGATAATAAACAGCATGATCCGGACAGTGAACAGACACCAGATCCACAGATGATCGTGATCACGGACAAAGATGTAAAGAAAGCGATGGGGATCTTGCAGAAATACAAGGAGTGTAAAGCAAATCTGGAAAGAAGGATTGTTGAAAACGAGGAATGGTTTAAGATGCAGCACTGGCCAATGATGCAGAAAGAGCAGAAAAAGGATGATATCAGACCAGCGTCTGCATGGCTGTTTAATTCTATCATCAATAAGCATGCAGACATCATGGATAATTTCCCGGAAGCACTCATTTTGCCAAGAGAGCGGAGCGATGAGGCAACTGCAAAAACATTATCGTCTGTAATCCCTGTCATATTGCAGCAGAATGACTATGAGCAGGTATATAGCGATATTGGCTGGTACAAGCTCAAAGCAGGAAGTTCTGCACAGAGTATCTGCTGGGATAACACAAAGCTGAACGGGCTGGGAGATATCAGCATCAAGAAATGTGACATCATCAATCTGTTCTGGCAGTCCGGGATTACAGACATACAGGATTCTGCAAATGTCTTTTATGTGACATTAGTAGATAATGACGAACTGAAGAAAAACTATCCCAACCTTAAGAGCCTTGGAAATTACCCGGAATTGGATGTGAATAAATATATCTATGATGATCAGGTGGATACGACAGAAAAGTCAGCAGTTGTCGACTGGTATTATAAACAACATGTGAGCGGATATGATAAGGACGGCATACCGCAGACAAAAACAATCCTGCAATACTGCAAGTTCTGCAACGGACAGGTGTTGTTTGCATCTGAGAATGATCCACAGATGAGAGAAGAGGGATTTTATAAGCACGGCATGTATCCGTTTGTGATCGATACTATGTATCCGGAAGAGGGAATGCTATGCGGATTTTCTGACATAGATGTCATGAAAGACTGTCAGGCATACATAGATAAAATGCAGCAGGCGATTCTTGATAACGCACTATCGAACTCGAGAAACAGGGCAATATTTAATGATCAGGCAGGGATTAATGAGAAAGAATTTAGTAATCCGTCATGTACGCTTGTACACGCAAATGGAAATCTTGGAGAAAATGCATACCGTCCGTTAGAGGGCAAACCACTGAATGGCATCTATGTGACAGTTCTGAATAATAAAATCCAGGAATTAAAAGACACATCTGGAAATACTGCTTCATCACAGGGACAGGCATCATCTGTGACCAGTGCATCTGGTATTGCGTCATTGCAGGAAGCAGCTGGAAAACTTGCAAGGGATTCCAATAAGAGCGCATATCGCGCATTTGCACGTGTGGTACAGATGGTGATCGAGCTTATTCGACAGTTTTATACAGAGGAAAGATGTTTCAGAATCACAGGGGATGACGGAGAACAGGATTTTGTGAGTTTTGATAATTCCGGCCTTTTACCAAGAGAACAGGGACAGGCGTTTGAAATAGATCTCGGAAACAGATTACCAATTTTTGATACAGAGATCAGACCAGCAAAAAAGAGTGCTTACAGTAAGGAATCGCAAAACCAGATGGCGTTGAATTTCTATGCAGCAGGGTTTTTCGCACCTGCAAATGCAGATGCAGCTATCGCGTGTCTGAATATGATGGAATTTGATGGAAAAGAGAAAACACTTGCACAGATCAAACAGAATCAAACACTGTTTGCACAGGTAATGCAGTTGCAGCAGATGGTGCAGCAGTTGACCGCAGTGGTTGATGCACAGAACGGAACAAATCTTTCAGGACAGACACCAGATGTAGCGAGTACAGCGGCAATGAGTGGAACTGATACAAAAGGTGGAACCACAACACAGAGCAGGGGATCATTGACAACACAGGCAGCTAGTGCTGCACGTAATGCAACCTCACCAAGATAGGAGCAGAAAATGACAAACATCACGGTAGAAAAAAAGGGAGACAGACACATTTTACATATTGAGGGACATGCAGGATATGGCACACATGGTAATGATATCGTGTGTGCCGCAGTATCCATACTAGGATATACGTGGTTGAATGAACTGCTTATCATGGAGGAACGAAAGCAGGTAAAGAATGTCTCTTATGAAGAGGATAACGGAAAACTTTTGATAGAATTTTCAGGAGGAGACAATGCCGTAAACACTGCATATGAAACGATTTTAACAGGATTTGAGGCTTTGCAGCAAAATTATTCTGAAAATATTACCCTAAAAAGGGGGGCACAGGTTTTTTAGGATAAATTATAGTGGACACAACGAGGAATGATCCTCTGACACGTCGGAAAGGAACGATAGAAAAAATGAGAAAATTATTATTAAACCTTCAGACATTTGATGATGGAGCAAGCGCTGGCACATCAGCAGGAGAAGGTACCGCAGCAGAAAGCACACAGGGAGTCGCTGCCCCAACAGTAAAAGGTCGTAAAGGTAATAACCTGCAGAATGTAGTATACGGAAAGCAGGACGTGAGTGACGACTACTCAGAACAAACGAAACTGCCAGGCGCAGAAAAGACAGTCACAACAAAAGAAACCGAAGAAAGATCTGCACAGTTTGAGAACATGATCAAAGGCGATTATAAAGATGAATTTAATAGTCGTGTACAGAAGATCGTGCAGGGACGTATCGGAGATACCAAGGCATTACAGGATCAGAATGCAAAAATGCAGCCGATCATTGATATGATGTCCAGAAAGTATGGCGTAGATGCGAGCAATATTGATGCACTTACAAAGGCTATCCAGGAGGATGACTCTATTTTCCAGGATGAAGCTGCAAAAAAAGGAATGTCAGTGGAACAGTACAAAGAGTACCGAAAGATGGAGTCAGAAAATGAACATCTGAGACTGGCATTGCAACAGCAGGAAGCCAGACAGCAGGGAGAAAAGACATATCAGGAATGGATGCAGCAGGCAGAAGATCTGAAAGAAAGATACGGCATATCTGACTTCTCTTTTGAGGAGGAAACACAGAATCCGGATTTCTGTAAGATGCTTCAGAATGGTGTTTCTGTGGAAGCAGCATACAAAGCAGTGCATTTTGATGAAATGTTGGGCGGTGCTATGGCGGCCACAGCAAAAAATGTGAGCAGTCAGGTTGCCAAGAATATTCAGGCAAGGGCGGCACGTCCGGTAGAAGGAGCTGTCAATTCACAGCCGGGTGCAATTGTAAAAGCAAATGTATCTCAGCTTTCCAAAGAGGATCGAGCTGAGATTGCAAGGAGAGTTGCAGAAGGAGAAACTATATATTGGTAAACTCCACTGCAATATATGGAGGAAAACTATGAAAGCAAAAGAAGCAAGATTTTTAATGTTAAAGTTACAGTTATTTGCCGAACCAAACACACAGACAACAGATTTGCCGGGAATGTCTGTGGAAATGAAAACCTATTACAGTGACTATCTGATCGATATCGCTGGTCCGGAACTTGTACATGATCAGTTTGCGGATACTTACGACATTCCAAAAAATGGTGGTAAAACAATCGAATTTCGTAAATATGACAATCTGAAACCGGCTCTCACACCACTGACAGAAGGTGTAACACCTAATGGAAACAAGTTAAACGTTACCAAGATCAATTCCACTGTTGATCAGTACGGAGATTATATTACGTTATCCGATATGCTGACACTCACAGCTATTGATAACAATGTGATCCAGGCAACAAAGAAATTAGGCTCACAGGCAGGACTTACATTAGACTGCATCACACGTGACGTACTCTGCGGCGGAACAGCTGTTTTCTATGCAAATGGAAAAACATCAAGATCACAGCTCACCAAAGCGGATAAGCTTGATCGTAACATTTTCTTTAAGGTGGCAGCGTATTTGAAAAAAATGCATGCACCTAAGATTGATGGAAGCTATGTAGCAATCATCCATCCATCCTGCTCAGCAGACATTATGATGTCAGACGGATGGATTGATATCACAAAGTATAAGAACCCGGAAAAGATTTACGAAGGAGAAATTGGTAAGATTGCTGGAATCCGTTTCGTAGAATCTTCAAACGCAAAGGTATGGAGAGAGACTGAAAACAACTGTCCGGAAGGTCTTGCGGTATATTCCACAATCGTTGTTGGAAGCGGCGCATATGGTACAACGAAAGTATCCGGAGGCGGATTACAGACAATCATCAAACAGTTGGGTTCCGGAGAAGATCCATTAAACCAGCGTGCAACAGTCGGATGGAAAGCAACCAAGACAACAGAACGTCTTGTAGAGCAGTATATGGTTCGCATCGAATCGTGCTCAGATGAATCCGAGAATGAGGAGGCAAATTAATGAGTAAAGCAGAGGAAAGTACACATCAGGTAAGCGTAGAAGAACTGGAAACAGCTCTTGCCAATGCCGAAGCAGAAAAAGACAAAGCAGTAGAGAAAGCCTTAAAACAGGCAGAGACAGAAAAAGAAGCAGCAGTGCAGGCGGCATTAGAGGATTATAAGAAACAGCTTGCGAAAGCAGAGAACACTCCTATAAAAGCTGAAAACAAGAAAGTGAGAATGGTGCCGATCAAGATTGAAAAAACCAAAAGTGAGAGAGACGATGTTTTTGTCTGCGTGAATGGAAAGAACTTCCAGATCAAGAGAGGAGAAATTGTCAATGTTCCGGAGTATGTCTGCGAGGTACTTGAAAACATGAAAAAAATGGATGAGCTTGCGATTGAGAGAATGGAAGAAGCAACTAAAAATTTTGCCTAGAACGGAAAGGGGATACGGAGTAGTTCCGTGTCCTCTTTTTTTTAAGGAGAGAAGCTATGACGGTAAATGAACTTATAACAATGGTAGGGGAATTAAAACCACATCAATTCGAAGACAATGTGCTGATCGGATGGCTCAATACGGTAGAAGGAAAGCTTGTGAATGAGGTTTTCTGCATGCGTGAAGAGGACGAGAGGATCACAGCACTTGATTACAGTAAATATGATGAGAAAACAAGCATGGATACAGAGTTATTAGCACCTGATCCATATACAGATTTATATAAATATTATTTATTCAGCATGATTGATTTTACAAATGAAGAGATGGACAGATATACAAATTCCATGCTGATGTTCAACAACAGCTGGCAGGAATTTGTTAATTACTGGTACAGAACGCACGGTACGGTACTAACGGAGCGTTTTAAGGTTTAGGAGGGATGCTATGCAGTTGCCACAGTTAAATGTAAAAAATTCCAGCATCAATATCCTGAACACATTTATGGGATATAACCATAACAGCAGGATTGCGGACGGGGAATTTTATGATATGAAAAATCTCACCACAGACTACTTCCCTATGATGGCGGTAAGACCAAAGAGAGCAATCATAGAGCAGCTGGTCAATCCGATGGGAATGTTCGGATGCGATAAGGTAGTATTTGTGGATGATAATAAACTTTATTATGACCAGGGATATGTGTGTGATCTAAAAAAAGAATGTGCAGGTAAAGAGCGCAGATTTGCAATGATAGGAGCGTATTTATGCGTGTTTCCTGACAAACTGATCTATAACACATATGACCAGACAGTGGACTATATGGAGAATGAAGTCACTACAACGACAGCACCGACGTTTTCTTTGTGTAAACTGGATGGGACAGTATTTGATGAAACGAATACTTATACCGGGAATACAGCACCTGATACAGAAAAATATAAGTATTGGATTGATACATCACAGGACACGGTTGTGATCAAGATGTGGAGCAGTAATACAAGCGAATGGACATCAGTAGCTACCACATACGTGAAAGTATCATCACCGGGAATCGGGAAAGGATTCAAACAATATGATGCGGTCACTTTCAGTGGAGTAGATAAAACATCTGCAATTTATAATGATTACAATTTTAATCAGTCCAATATATTGTACAGCTGTGATGATGACAATGTTGTGATCGTTGGATTTATCAACAAGGTATTCACAAATAGTGGCAATATCACATTGAAGCGTGAAGTACCGGATATGGACTTTGTAGCAGAGATGGATAACCGTGTATGGGGATGCTCATCGGAGAAGCATGAGATATATGCGTGTAAGCAGGGAGATCCAAAAAACTGGAATTGTTTTATGGGACTTGTTTCTGATTCTTATGCGGCAACAATCGGTACAGATGGGGATTTCACCGGATGCATTAATTACATGGGAACGATATATTTCTTCAAGGATGCCGGTGTGCATTATCTATTCGGCTCAAAGCCATCTGATTTCCAGATTAACTGGAAAACATTAAGGGGAGTACAGAAAGGCTCGGAAAAGAGCCTCGTAGTGCTGAATGAGTACCTTTATTACAAAAGCCGGGATGGAATATGTGTCTTTGATGGAAGCTCACCGGAAAGCATCTCTGATGCATTTGGAAAAGAGATTTATTATGACGCCACAGGCGGAGCTTTCCGGGATAAATATTATGTGTGCATGCGGAATACAGAATATGAATATAGCATGTTTGTGTATGACAGCAAGAAAAGCATCTGGATAAAGGAAGATAATACCAAAGCAAAAGGATTTGCCAGAACAGACGGCGCATTGTATCTGATCAATGAAAACAACGTTCTGCAGGTGATCAACTATGAAAAAATCTATACAAAACTGTTCCCGATGATAACCGGAGTACATGAAAAATACTGGTATCCGGGGGAAGATATCTATCCAGGAAACATCATGGAAGGAAAGCTGGAGGATACCATAGAATGGAGTGCGGAAACCGGACTGATCGGGCTTGAATCTCCATTTGCGAAGTATATCAAGAATTTCAAGATCAGATTGCATATTGATACACACGCATATCTAAAGGTGGAAGTGTCCTATGACAGCTCGGGTGCATGGGAAGAGTTGATGAAGTATTACAGTACAAGACCTAGAAGTCTGGAACTGCCGCTTAAGGTACGGAGATGTGACCATATGCAGTTGCGGTTATCAGGAAAAGGTAATGTGAGGATATACAGTATCGCAAAAGAGTACGAGGAAGGGAGCGGAAAACAATGAGTACAAGATTTGGTTATCCGAATATCAAGGTGGGAAAGTTATCAAATGAGCAGAATATACAGAATACGAAGTCATTTTTGTATGCATTCAGCGAAAGCACAAGCCAGTATATAGAGAATCTGGAAAATAAAGTAAACACATTGGAAGGCATTATTGAAAACATGGCCAAGAGCAAGGAGGTATAGTATGCCTATAAACGATATCAGTAGTATTTTTTCACAGAACACAACAGCGGCAAAAAAGAAATTAGAGGAAATCGAAGCCAATAGACCGGGAGCGTATCAGAGCAACTGGCAGGGAACGATAAACAGTCTGATGGATAAGATTGTGAATCAGAAGGATTTTTCCTATGATTTTAACGCAGATCCATTGTATCAGCAGTATAAGGACCAGTACACACAGCTGGGAAAACAGGCGGCAATGGATACTCAGGCAAACGCTGCGACATTAACAGGAGGTTTTGGAAACAGTTATGCGGCCACGGCTGCAACACAGGCAAACCAGCAGTATCTTACGCAGTTAAATAACGTGATTCCACAGTTATATAGCCTTGCAATGGATAAATACCAGATGGATACAGACAAGCTCTACAACCAGTTTTCGGCAGTCGGAAGCCAGGAAGACAGAGAGTACGGACAATACAGAGATACAGTGACCGACTGGAAAGACGACAGAGGCTATTATTATAACAAATACAATGATTCTATTGGAAATGACCAGTTTATAGCCAATTATAACCAGAGCGAAGACCAGTTTAACCAGAACATGGCATACAACCGGGAAAGAGATGCCATTGCAGATTCACAGTGGCAGCAGCAGTTTGAATATAACAAAGGCAGGGATAATGTATCGGATTCGCAGTGGCAGCAGTCGTTTAATTACCAGCAGCAGAGAGATAATGTATCAGATTCACAGTGGGAAAAGCAGTATGCGTTGTCACTTGCTAAGTCAAAGAGTTCTGGAAGCGGTTCATCCGGAAGAGGTTCATCCGGAAGCAAATCAAGTGGTTCAAGCAAAATTGGAAAAGGTTTAGAAAAAGAAATAAAGAAGGTGAAACAGGTAGATCAGTTTAATTACCTTTCAGGTAAATTTGGCAATGTTGCAGATAAATCATATGCAAATATGCTTGCTAGTAATGTGAATAAAGGAATTATTACGCAGGAAGAAGCAAATGCAATTTTAAAGAAAAAACAGCAGGAAATTTATACAGCCGCAAATAAGAAAAAATAAGGAGAAAGATTATGAGAAGAAAGCAGATTACAGGTGCAGACTTATTATCTGAATTGCATAGTTATAATGGAAATGACAAGCGATATAGTGAAAGCAAAGTAACAGAAGCGGCTAAGGCGGTGGATAATGGAAACTATCAAGAAAGTGAAACAGCAGCAGATTATGCAATGAAAAAATTGAAAGCCCATTATGGTGTAGAAGATCAGGATAATAATGAGGATATCGCCCAGCTTGCACAATCTGGCTTGCAAAAATTAGAGCAGTACTATGGCACAAGAAATCAGATGTCGTCTGTCAACACAATTCAAAGCGGAATAAAGGAAGGACAGAACCGCTATTTTACCGAGGACAGCAAGCTTCCAACCAGCAGCAGAATCATCCAGACTATGGATGACAGAGCCATTGAGGAAGCACTTAAGATTGCAAAAGAAAGAATGCAGAAGTCAGACGAAGAATATGCTGCATCGTTTGGAAGGAGTCCGGAGGCTGCGAGCAAGCACTTCGAGCAGGAGGAACAGATTGACTTATATCAGAATGAGTCTGACAGGCGGAAAGCGGAAAAAGAGCGGAATGCGTATAATAAAAAGCGTGAAGATGCCTTAAGTGCTCTGACAGATGAACAGAGACAGACATTGGAAGAATATGCAGAAGCAAAGAACATGGTAGAGTCAAATATGGCATTTTCCGGATTGAACCAGAATTATGACACGAACATTGCAAAGAATAATGCAGAGTATATTTCGAAAATGGATCAGTATAGGAAACTTCTGGAAAAATCAGGAATAAAGAATGTCGATGTTCTGACTCAGTATGTAAATGAGATCAATGATGAGAAGAAAACAATAGAAATGAATGAGGGAATACAGAAGGCTGTTAATGAGAATCCAATAGTAAATGGTATAGGAATGTCAGTAATAGATGTGGCAATGTCACCGGCAGCAGGACTGACAGCGGCAGTAGAGACATTAAAAAGACCATATTATGCTGATCCAAGTGCACCTGTTAATACAAACTCGGATGCATATGCACTGACTAATTTCTCAAATGCGACAGAAAGTGCGGTCAGCGATAAGATTGATAATAAGTATGGACAGTTTGCGTATGGAGTAGGTATGAGTACGGCAAAATCCGCATATTCCGTAGCACTGGGAAGTGAGGTTGTTGGTGGTCTTGGATTGACAGGAAAAGCAGCGAAAACGGTTGGAAATATCGTAACTTTGCCGGAGTTTGGCGCATCTGCATATGCAACGACATTGCAGCAGGATCAGGCGAACGGAATCAGTACAGAAAATTCCATCAAGCACGCCACAGCTGCAGGTATTAATGAGATGCTGTTTGAGGTGGTATCTTTAGATCATGCATGGGATATTCTGCATAGAAGCGGAAAAACAGCGGCAAAAGAAGCAATCGTGAGCACACTGGCACAGGCAGGAATCGAAGGAACAGAGGAAGGATTTACAGATATTGCAAATGCAATTGCGGATAACATCATCAATGGTGACCAGTCAGAGTACAACCGGAATGTACAGAATTATGTTTCCATGGGATATACAGAACAGGAAGCAAAAGACATGGCAAGTAAAGATTTTATGGGCGAGATCGCACAGGATGTACTTGCAGGTGCTATTTCCGGTGGTATCATGGGTGGAATCACAAATACGGCAAATGCTGTCAATTACCATAAGCTGGGGGCACATATCGAAACTACAACAGAATTAAAAAACAATGTATTGGATGTAGCAGAGCAGATGGATGAAAGAACAACTGCAAAACAGATCGTAGAGGAAAAGGGAAGAGAAAATCTTAATGCGGAAGATCTTGGAGCAATTGCACAGTCTATGGCAGAGGAATCTGGAAAGGATATTCAAGACGTATTGACAGAACGTTTTGCCGAGCTTGGCGAAACGAAACAGCAGGCAAGAAAAGATGCAAAGGAGATCATAAAAGCAGTCACGACACCGAGTGAGGAGGTGACGAATGAAGAAAATGATACCAGGACGCAAAAATTTGAAGCAAATCCGAACCTACCGACCGTATATGCAGAAACATTAGAAGGAAAGCATACTGCCGTAAATGACGCAATTAACAACGTTCAGAGCAGTTACCATTATGCGCAGATGGAGAAAAAGGGAAGAGAGAGTCATACAGGTGTCACAAGAGCAGTGGTGAAGAGTACGGGGGAAAAACAGATTGTGATCGATGTGCAGAACGTTTCTGGCAATCATGCAACCATCCGCATGTCAAACGGCACACTGAAAGATTTATCGGAGATTGAGATTCCAGACAGAAACCTGCAGCAGCTTTATAACTTTTCAACCACCATGGATACGGCAACAGTAGCCAATACACTAATCAATAACTGGGATAATGAGGAAGTCGCACCTTATGTGCGTGCAAGTGCCGTATTTTATAATGCCGGAAAACTTGGAACAAGCTCATTTGAATCACTTATGAACAACCCAAAGAATGCACAGCTTGTCATGAGTGTAAATAATCCGGCAACATTGAAAGCAATGTACACGCTCGGACAGAATAACAGCCAGAGAGCGGAAGTTGCACCGGTGCAACAGCAGAAAAATGTCAACGGATCAGAACAGACGGAGAAAACAGAGAGAGCCGGAAAGGTAGTTGACCTTAGAACAGATAAAGCGGATGGAAGAATGGCTGAGGTTGCGGAACGTGTTGCAAAGAAAACCGGACTGGAAATCACTTTGAATGATTCGCTGGAACATGGAGAAAACGGACATTTCAGTCAGGCATTATCAAGAATCGCATTAAGTAGCACATCGCACAATGAATACGAGACGCTGATTCATGAGCTGAACGAATGGGCGAATACATATAACCCGGAAGGTATGCGCAAAGTCATGGATGCCGTATTTGACTATGCACAGACAAAAGAGGGCGCAACATATCTGTCTGACAGAATCCAGAAATATTATGACACTTATAAGCGTGTGGAATCAGATAAAACATATGAGGGTTCGGCAGATGAATTTGTATTTGACTATCTGGCCGGAGTGTTCAGTTCAGAAGAAGGAGTGAAGGACTTCTCACGCTATATGACGGAAGAGAATATTTCACAGAAAGAACAAAAGAGCATTTTAGAGACGGTAGCAGACTTTTTCAAAGAACTGTACGATAAAATCGTATCTTTCCTTGACGATCATGTATTATCTGAGACAGCGAAAAAAGGACTAAAAATGGATGCAATCACAGCACAGGAAATCCGAGATAATATATTTGATGTATGGAGTGAGGCAAAGAGAAGGTCAGAATCAGAGGCTATAGAAAATGACAAGTATTCTATAAGTATCAAACCAGATTATCTGGAAGAAAAGATGGAAGATCTAGCAGACTTTATTGAAAAAAAATATGGATTAGAGACATACCATGATAAAAGCAGAATATCCAGTTATTCAAATTATATAGAATTATCGAATGATGATGGTGAAACATTGGCAAAGATCAGAGTATCGGACCATACAAATAATGAAGCACATGATGAAGCACTTGATATTCGAATCAATGATGGAAGAAAATGGTCAGATGTAAAAAAAGAAATCATTTCATTTATTAATGATTTTATGGAACAGCATGATACGGATACATTTATTGATGATGGGGATTGGTATTATGATGTAGAACCATCATATTACGATTATGATTTTTGGTATACACACGGAAAAGACGAGCACAAAAAGTTTATTTTTAGGAATAGAAATAAGAATATAGAAAATAATGAAAATAAGTATTCTCTTCCTATTGAAGAACAGCGGGAGTATGAAAAGTCCGAGAATAAAGAACTTTATGATTTTGCAATGAATTCTAAAAATGGACTAAATCCTAAAAAAGCATATTTCAAATTGTCAAATTCGATAAGTGAACGGCTGGCTGATGATATTAAAAAATGTTTAGGAATAAATGTTAAAGGATTCGGCAATGAAATATCTGATAATGGTATAAAGCATATTGAAAAAGATCATGGCATTAATGGAAGATCCGATAAGAGCATGAAGGACTTTCATGACTTGGCAAGAATACCATATGTAATTGATGGGTATGAGAAAATAAAAAGGGGAATATATAGTAAAGAATATCATTCCCAGACAGTGGAATTACAAAAAAAATTAGGAGATATGTATTATTATGTTGTGGAAGCTGTGCCAGATACAAAACATAAAACATTACATGTGATAAGTGCGTATATAAATAAAAATGACACATTCTCTGGGGTGGCTGTATCAAATGATCCGAGCCGCTACGTCCAAGACGAACCTCAGTCCAATGTGTCATCTTCTAAAGATATTATATCACAAACTGAGAAAAAAGAAACAAAAAAATATTCAATTGATATTGATGGTTCTTTCTTTGATGCATTATATGGTGAACCATCCGAACATGAGACAGAAATGTCATCCATTATTCAGGAAGGCTTTGAATCATTGAAAAATGTTGAAGTGAATGAGCGCATGATGCATAAGATCGCATATGCAATTAAAAAAGCGAATAAGAGCACCTATGATATTGATAAGTTTACATCAAATCTGACAAAAGTATTTGCATACCTGAAAGAACATCAAAATGCAGATTATAACGATATGATCCGCATTGTGCAGGAAGTGGCAAAGCCGGTCATTGAGGAGAGTACAGACGTAGATCCATACGAGCAGCAGGCTTATAAGGATGTCAGGGATTATGTAAAGGGACTGGACATCAGACTGAACGATGAACAGAAAGCAGAGGTCGCATATTATTATGGTTCCTATGAGAAATTCCGGAAAATGAACTTTGGTAATTTCAACTTTACGGACAAAGGAACATATCTGGATAACCTGTGGACAGAGATTGTAGATAATTCTTATCAGATGCTGGATTATGATGTATCGTCAGCAGACCAGCCGATGGCACTGGTCGATATGCTGAACCAACTAAAACCGGCAAAAAAGAATATATTCGGCATGGATAAAGAACAAGCGGCATATGACCTTGCGTTGGATATTTACCGCAGATTCTTTGTGGAACAGGCACAGGATGCGGCAAATAAAAAAGTGTATGAGAAAACAGACAGACTGATCGTGAGACAGCAGGAATACAGGAAACGAGTAAAAGCGGCATATGATGAAAGCCTGGCAAAACTGCGCACAGTGGAAGCAGAAAAGAGAAAACAGCAGGAGGCACGTTATGAGGAAAAAATAGCAGATCTTAAGAATGCGCAACAGGCGGCTCTTGCGAATGCGGATAAGAAAGCGGCAAAGAAATATCAGGATGATATTGTATCCTGGAATCGTTGGCTTACGAGAGCAAATCAGAGAGCAGACAGAACAGAGCAGAGAATGCTTGAACTGAAAGCTGCTAATAGGAACAATGCACTTGCAAAGCGGAGAAATCAGGAAATGAGCAGTATGCGCGAGCGCATTAAGAAAAATGCAAATGGAATCATAAGCTATTTTAATACGAATACGGATAAGAAGCATGTTCCGGAAGCATTAAAAGATTCTGTGGCTAAGTTTATTACGAGCATTGATTTTGTAAGCGAGAGAGCTAATCCAGACAGTACCGCCACTATGGCCTGGAGGGAATCCCTGAATCAGATGTACCGGAAACTTTCTGATAGAAATGCAGCAGTGGAAGGTAATTATGAGGATATCTTTAATGCACTGATGGATCAAGCAGATGGAAACAAGAGTACTTTATTATCTGATATGAGCGATTTTATCAATGCAAATGAAAATGTCCGTATCACAGATATGAATGCCAATCAGTTGAAACAGCTTGATGAACTTATTACAAGACTGAAAAGAACAATCACAACGGTGAACCAGTTGTATGTGAATAAGAGAACCAATGATGCAAGAAAGCTTGGTGCAGATACGATTGCAGAGTTAGAACAGAAAAAGGATAAAAAACTGCATGCAAACAGAACGGTACAGGCTGTGGAGAACCTTCTGGACGTGAATATGATGGATGCAAGATCATATTTTTACAGGCTGGGAGATACAGCAGGATCTATTTACGACGGACTGCGCACGGCATTTAATGATCGTGTGTGGCTTCTGAAGGAAGCACAGACTTATATGGAAAATGCGTTAGATGGCATCAATACAAAAGACTGGACAGGCAACAATGCAAAAGTACATACATTTATGATTCGTGGGAAAGAATTACAGATGACCACAGCACAGATCATGTCATTGTATGAACTTAGGAAACGTAATCAGGCATTATTACATATGAAAGTCGGAGGAATCAGACCGAAAGATATCACGACAGCAAAGAAAAATGTTGATATTTCTAAGAGTAAGCTCGGAAAAGAGGTAATTAGCCGGGTAAAACCGATTCAGCTTACAGAATATGACATTGATCACGTTATCTGCAGTGTACTTACTCCGGAACAGATCAAGATTGCAGATGCGATGCAGCAGTTCATGGCAAATAATTGTGCTGACTGGGGAAATAAGACAACCATGATGATGAATGGATATAAGAGGTTTGGCGTAAAAAGTTATTTCCCAATAAAAGTTGATGGAAACTCTGTAGATACAAAGGACCAGACAGCATACTGGGCGACACAGAATAACAGCTTCACAAAGCAGACGAGAGAACGTGCGGCGAATGCGTTGATCGTGGATGATATCTTTGACGTATTTACGAAGCATGTTACGGATATGGCTACATACAGTACGTTTACAGCACCTTTGTCAGATGCTATGAAATGGTTTAATCACAGAAATGTAGAATTTGATGGAGATATTGCAGCAGATACAGATTCTGTGCAGAGACAGATCGAACTTACTTACGGGAAAGAATATCTGGAATATTTTAAGAAACTTATCAAAGATATCAATGCAGAATCTGTAAATGGAATAGAATCACAGATTGCAAGCACGCTTGTAAGCAAGATGAAAGCGGCATCTGTAGGTGGAAACCTGCGAGTGGCAATCCAGCAGCCAACGGCATATATAAGAGCAGCGGCAGTCATGAATCCTAAGTATATGGCACAGGCAGTATTCAAAAAATCTGCAATGAAAAAAGCAAAAGAATATTCAGCGATTACACAGTGGAAATCTTGGGGATATTTTGAAACATCTATAGGGCAGTCCATGAAATCTGTCATAACCGGACAGCAGAGCTTGAAAGAAAATATAGTAGAAAAATCAATGATACTTGCACAGCTGGGGGATGATGTCACATGGGGATATTTATGGAATGCCTGTGAAGCAGAGATAAAAGATGAACATCCGGATGTGAAATATGATTCCAAGGAATTTATTAAAATGGTTGCAGACCGCTTTGACGAAATTGTGGATCAGACACAGGTTGTGGACAGTGTACTTCATCGATCGCAGATTATGCGTAGTCAGGATAAATTAGTACAGATGGCAACGGCATTTATGGCAGAACCAACAAAGTCATACAATTTACTTGTAAATGCGGTGCGTGATGCTTCTGAAAAAAAGAGTAAATCATCAATAAAACGTCTTGGCAGAGTGGTAACGGCATACACAGCCACACAGGTAATGAATGCGGCAATCGTTGCAGTGATAGATGCTGCCAGAGATTTAGAAGATGATGATAAAACATTCTGGGACAAGTATATTGAAAATCTCAAAGGAAATATCGTGGATAATATGAATCCTATTTCGATGATCCCATTTGCAAAGGATATTGTATCTATTTTCCAAGGATATGATATTAGCAGATTGGATATGCAGGGAATCTCAAAATTATATGCCGGAGCTAATAATATGAGGAAGTATATTACGGATCCGGATTACAGAGAGAAACATACATTCTATGATGTTGCAAAAGAAACTGCGCGAGGAGTGTCATTAGTCACAGGTATTCCGGGATTCAATGTTTTACGTGATATCGAATCTCTATATCATGCGGTAACTGGAAAATGGCTGGGAGGAATTATCCGGTCTAACACAAGGCAGTATCAGAGAAGTGTCGATGCGTTGTTGGATGGGAATACAGAAGAATATAATTCGATTATGCAGGAACTTTCTGACAAAAATGTGGAGGAAGATAAGATTGATTCTGGAATCATGAGCGAATTGAAAAAGAGATATACAGCCGGAGAAATTGAGGAGAGTACAGTTGAAAATATCCTTAAAGATCAGTTTGAAATGGATGATAACGATATTTATTACAAACTGAAAAAGTGGGAGAATGGAAGCGACTGGACAAAGTACAGCGATTTTTATTCGGCGATGGACAATGCTTATGAAACTGGAAAAATTAACGACCGGGATAAGATCAAAGCCGAAATTGATGACCTGAAAAAGCATGGTGTGAAGGAAGAAAACATTAAGAGTCAGATTACAGAGAAGTATAAGCCAATTTATCTGGAAGCAAAGAAAAAGGGAAATTATGCTGATTTGAAAAACTTATTAATATCTGCATATATGATGTGCGGAGATTCACACTCAGAGGCAATGAAAAAAATCGATAACTGGTCAAAACAGAAGAAAAGCTGACAAACAGGGGGGCATTATGCTCCCTTGTTTTCTTATAATGGGCGAAAAGGAGGCAGATATGAAAAACGATATTATTCAAAATATCCGATTGGATATGAATGCTCCAAAAATCAAATCCAGTTTGTCAGTCCGGTTAGGGGATACATGCACAAGATCAATACATGTGACCATGTCCAATGGTGGAAGTGTCGTTTCCATGGAAAATGCACTTGTAGCTTTGATCGAGATTGAAAAACCGGATGGAAATCACTGCTATAACGATTGTGTGATATCAGGCAATGAAATCCAGTACACAATTACAACCCAGACAGTGAACGTGGAAGGAACATGTAAGTGTCAGATCAGTGTCACCTTTGAGGATGGTGCAATGATAACATCACCAATATTTGATCTGGTGGTATATTCCCAGCTTGTGGATCAGAAAGAGGTGAAGTCCCAGAATGAGTACACATCTCTCACGGAACAGGTTGTAATGGCAAATGCGTATGCGAATAATGCAAAGGCATCTGAAACAGCAGCAGGTGTATCAGAGACAAATGCAAAAGCATCAGAGGATGCTGCAAAAGAATCAGAAACCAATGCCTTGTCCTCTGCAAATGATGCGTCACAATCAGCGCAGGAAGCTCTTGCGTCAAAGGAAGCAGCAGCAGTATCAGAAGGAAATGCGTTAATTTCAGAGAATAATGCCAGTGCACATGAACAGGCAGC